GACGATGCCCTGACCCGTGCGCACGGCGTAGTTGTTCGCGCCACCGCTCACATTGGCCACCTCGAGACCGACGAAGGTGATGGAGCCGAAGCCGCCCGTCGCGAACGTGGGCGAGACCATGAGGCCGCGCCCCGTGTGGCCGGCGGCCCCGGTCGTCACGGCCGAGCCGATGTACACACCGAAGGGAAACGTGCCCGCCGTCCCAACCCCGGCCCCGTAGAGCCGCGCGCCAATGGTGGGGTCAGAGCCAATCCCGACGCCGATGCGGGTGAGGAAGGTCGCGTCCCCACTGTTCAGAATGAGGAGGTTGTCCGCCGAGTCCGCGTTGTTGCGGATGGAGAACGACGTCGCCCCAGGGACGAGCTTCGCCGCCGCGGCACTGAGGTACAGAACGCCCTGTGAGCGCACATCGCCCCAAGGCAGGCCCGCGGTTCCCAGCGTCTTGCCGCCGGCCACCGAGGGAACGAACTCGGTGTCGTTGAAGAGGTACTGGTCACCGGTATGATAGAGCCGGAACGCGGCGGTGGTGCTGACGTACAGCTCCCACGCCGCGCCGCCACCGCTCCGGGGGTTGAGGGCGACCTCGGCCGTGGAGCCGGAGATGTTCACGCCCCCTGTCGAGGAAATGGACACGAGACTCGCCGTGTCACCGCTGTCGCGCACCGTGAGCGACGTCGCGCCCATCAGGATTCTCGACGCGGCCGAGCTGAAGATGAGGCGCCCGGTGGTGAGCGTCAGGTCGCCCGTCTGGATGACGGTCGCACCGTTCACGCGCATCGTGCCCCCGACGCGCAAGAGCTCGGCCCCGCCCGGGTCGGTGTGAACGATCACGGCGCCGGTCCCGTTGCCCATGCGGATCAGCCCCGTGCCTGCGGTCAGGATGCGTACCTCCGTCCAGGCGGTGGCGCTGTGCAGCGCCTGAATCATCTGCTGCGGCGACGCCCCGGCGTCTGTCCGCGTGATGCCGATGGCAAACGTGCCTGGACCGCCAACGCCGTTCAGCGAAAAGAGGTCGATGCGCCGGTCGTCGAGCGCCGCCGAGGTGTCCCAGAGCATGTGGTCGATCCGGCCGCCGGCGCTGTACTCCGCGTTCGCGGTCGAGGCCCCCACGCCGCCCACGAGCAGTGCCGCCGAGACGTGGTCTGTCGGCGTGCCGAGGAGTATGCGGCCGGCGACGTAGAGGTTCCGCGGCCGGGTTGCCCCAGCTTGGCCGATGTCGTTCGCGTTGTCGTTGATCGCGATGAAATGCCCGCCGACCGTGATCTGCCAGCGGTTCGTCAGCGCGTCCCCGAGGTTCAACGCTGTGGCGGCCGGCGAATAGAGCGCCGGCGTCACCACCCGGACGCTTACTCGCGCGCTGCCACCGACGCGCAGAATCTCGCTGCCGCCCGGGTCCACGCCGACAATCAGCGGGCCAGGGTTGATGGTGATCGCGCCCAAGAACGTCACGGAGCCCGCGAACGTGATCGACCCGGTGAAGGTGATCGGGTCCTTGTCGTCGTAGACGACCGCGTCGTTCAGGACCGTGTCGAGACGCTTGAGCGATACACGGAGCGCCCGGGCGTCGGCCACGGGCGCGTCGTGGTGCCAGCGGTTCTTCTGCGCGGCCACGCTACGTCACTTTCGCGCTGCGCCCCATCGGGACGCCGGCGATGTGGACGCGGTGCACGCCCCAGTACCCGAGGCTGGCGTTGCCGTCGAGCTGCCCCTGGGCGAAACGGAGCCGCCGCTTGGCGCGGGCGCGCACGACATAGGTCCGCCGGTTCGCTTGGGCGCCGACCACGATGGCCGCGCCGACGGCCGTGGTGACCCCGACCTGCTGGTCCGCGTTGAGGCCGAACGTCACCGCCCCACCGGCGGCACCGCCCTGCAGGTCGAGCTCGGCCTCAAGGTCGCTCACCTGGTAGATCACGTCCGGCGAGTCGCCACGCGGGGGCAGGGTGATGCGCCAGGCGTTGGGCTGGTGCGCCGCGCCCGACGCCGCGTAGTACGGACCGCCCGCCTCGGACCCATCGTAAAAGAAGACGTTGCCCGCCGCAGCCCGGGCAATCGCGCACACCTTGTTCCCGAAGCCGGTGGCCGTCCCGCGGTAGGCGAAGCTCCAGGCCCCGGTGCCCCACGCGACGCCGAGCGTGGGGTCTGGGTCGAGCTCACAGAGCGCCGCGCCGCTGGCCGCCGAGAAGCAGACGATCCGCACCCGCGACAGCACGTCGAGCATGACGAAGATGACCATGTTGAAGCGCGGGTCGTACCCGACCCGGCACTCCGAATCGCCGCGGCTCGCGCCGGGGAGCCCGTAGGGCGCGCCGTTGACCGCCGTGTTGTCGGTGAAGAACTCGGGGATGTCCTTGTCGAGGAGCTCCAGCTTCCCCTGCGCCAGGCGGAACGGCCGGGCGAACTGGTCCGAGAACCAGATGTGGTCGCCGACGGCGAGGGGAGAGGCGGACACACTCCCGATCTTCCGCGACACCTCATCGTGCGTACCCGCAGCCGAGAAGTCGGGCGTGACAGCCCCGTGGATCGCGCCGATGCTCGAGCGCCGCCAGAAGTAGAGCGCGTCGTTCATGCCCTGGATGGCCTCGAGCGCGTCGTTCCCGCTCTGCTGCAGCGTCCATGCGTTGTTGAAGCCGCCCGCCTCGTAGCCGGTGTTCGCCGCGTTCTCCTCACTCCAGACGAGGGTGTAGCGATCCGCGCCCTTGATGAAGAACAGCTTCCCGTAGTAGACGGTCGGGTTGCCGTAGACGCTGGCGGGGGCGTTGGTGAGGCTCGTAACCACGCCGGCGAGCGAGACCATGAAGGGCCGGTTCACCCCATCGTGGAGGACGAGCTGCTTGTTAAACTCCGTCGCCCAGACGCGGCCGGCAGCATTGAGCGCCGCACCGGAGGCGACGATGGTGGCGTTCGAGACGAACGGCGCGCCCCAGTTCCCGACCTGGTAGAGGTTCCCCCCGATGACCGCGAGAGCCTGCCCGAACGCCGCGAACCAGAAGATCCCCTGCGGGGCCGCGGCGATGGCGGTGTCGGTGACCACGAACGACGGGTAGCGGATGTACGGGCCGCCGTTCTCGGCATCCGCCGGCACCATGTTCAACGCGCGATAGACGTACTTGGGGTCCCACCGCGTGGGGTCGGTGGTGTAGCGCATCCCCAGGAAGGGGCCGTGCGAGAACCGCACTGTCTTCGGCACGAGCGTTAGCCCTTGCCGTAGAGCGCCGAGAAGTACCCGAGGCCGCTGACGGTCTCGTCGCGGCGGATGGCGGCCGCGCCGCCGAAGGGGTTCTGCGTCTTCAGGGTGACGAGGATGCCGAACTGGCCGCGCTGCGGCTCGCCGTACCAAAGCTCATTCTCTTTGCGCTGGTACGGCGCCGGGTCCCGCAGTCCGCCGCGGTCGGCCCAAAGCATCAAGGCCCGCGGTGGGAGGAGCGCGCGCGCCCAGTCGGGGAGGAGTACCGGCTGGGTCGCCGCGTCGATCTTCGGGGGGGCGGCGATGTAGCGCGCGTAGGGGCCGTCGCCGAAGCTACGCGGGACGTTCCGCGGCATCCTAATGCGGCTGCCTTCCCAGACGTAGTCAGCGCCCATGCTCCAGTAGGCGCCCGGCACCAGGAGCCGACCGCCGACCGCGTCGTAGACTTCGATCTTCGAGGGATTGACGCCGCCCGGCATCGCGTACGTGATGCCGCCGTCGGCACTGACCAAGAGCGTGGGCGCACTCCAGAGGATCCACGGGAAGTGCGTGGCGAACTGTCCGTGCCAGTAAATCTGGGCCTCCGTGAGGTACGCATACCAGTCCGCGTCCGCCATGTCCTCATCGACGGCGGGAATGGCGCCGTCGCGCTTCACGCGCGCGAGCAGGTCTGCGCTATCCCAATCCGCCACGGGCCCTCCCGGTTAGAGCGTGTAGCCGCGGATCGTGGCGGTGCCGCGCACCGCGCCGCCGAGCGATGGCAGCGTGACGTCGACACTCGCGCCGCTCGGCCCCTCGATCGGCGATTCGTACTCCGGGATGATCGGCGGGAAGATGGCCGCCGGGATCTCGATCTGGTCCCGAATGTTGGCGCCCGCGCTGTCGCGCACCTGCGCCGAGACGGCCGCCGCCGGCGCCGCGGCGCCGGACAACGTGACGCCGGTGATGTAGTGGCGGCGGCCAGGCTCGGCCGCCCGCGTCGCCGTCGCCACGCCCGCGACGGCGCTGGCGACCACGGACCACTCAGCAGGTCTGAGGGCCATCGGTCACGCCTCCTGGAGATTGAGCGAGGCGCGCAGCTCCTTGTACATGTGCTGCGCCTGCTTCATCGTGAAGCCGCGCCTCAGGGCCGATGCGACGAACTCCTTGTTGCTCCCGATGTTCAACGGCGGCGGCCCCGACTCGCTCGGCTCGGGCTCGCCCTCGGGCTCCTCGACGCTCTCCAGGTCCTCGAGCTCGATCCGTCCGAGCAAGAGGCGCGTGGCCTTGTCGAGATCCTTCAGCCCCAGCAGCCGCTTGTCGCCTGCCGCGGCCTGCTCGAGCACCTCGGACGCCGGCCACGGCTTCGGGCCGGTGAGGTGGAGCAGGTACTCGTCGGTCTCGGCCGTCTTCGCGTTGAACGCGTTCTTCTGCAGGTCGCGGCCGATGTTCCAGAGCCGCACCTTCCAGTCCTTCGTCGCCTGCACCTGGTCCGCGATCCAGCGCGGGAAGTCGACGAACGCCTGGCCCATCTGCGGGTTCTGGTGCTCGTCGCGCGGCACGCCGACGTACTGCGACGGCGTGGACAGGGGATCCGACCAGCCCGCCGGCGTGACGTGCCCGGTCGGGTCGAAGGTCTCGCGGTCGATCGCTGCGAGCCACTTGCGCCCGAACTGGTCCACGAGGTTCATGTCGCGCCGCTTGTCGGCTTGGCTCTTGCCCATCTGCATCGGGTCAGTCCTCCGGCTCGGCTGAAGCCGTTTGGGTGATGAGGGCCTCGTCGAGCTGGTCCTCGTGTTGGTTGAAGTACGGGTCGCCGGGCGGCAGGTCGCTCGGGCCTGGCAAGAGGCTCCGCGGGATGTCGCTCACGACGTCGGACACCTGCGACTCGAGATAGTGCAGCATCCGCTCGGCGAACCCGCGCTCCTCGGCGAGCCGGTCCCGCTTGAACCAGAGCCCCGCCTTACTGCGGTTCGCCTGCCGACCATCCCACGGCATCGTCAGCTTCCACCGGCGGAGCCGGTCGTGCTCGACGATCTTCCGCACCACGCGCTGGTCCCACTCGGCGTAGGGCAGGTTGCCCGGCTGCGGCGTGTCGACGTCCTCACCCGCGAGGGCCTGGAGGAAGTTGCGCTCCGCCGCCGACAGCTTGTACTTGTGCCCGCCCCGCGCGCCCTGGATGATCCAGAACCGCGCGCCGTAGCAGCCGGTCTCGCGGTAGAGTTGCCACTGGAGCAGCGTGACCATACTCGAACTGATCCAGCGCCGGCTCCCGAAGCGTGCCGGGACGTTGCGGTCCGGCATCCACTCGCCCCACTCGCGCGGGCACGGCCCGAGCAGCGAGTCGCGAATCTCGAGCGGCACGTTCGTCTCGCCGTCGTCGAGCCGGATGAGCGGCACCATCTCGTAGACTTCCCACCGCTGCACCGGCTCATAGACCATCCCGGGCTGCCACACGATCTTGAGCCACGGCACGCGCGAGGACCGCGGCACGATCGCGTCGAGCTCCGCCTGCCACTCGTGCGGCACCAGCCGGTCGTGGAGGAACATCAGTAGCCGCCCCCGAACCGGCGCTTCGCCGGCTTGCCGACCTTGTGCCTCACGCGCTTCGGCAGGCCCTTCAGGCCGTGCGAGGCGGCGAGAAACTCGCGGCCCACGGCGGGCGGGGCGTCCGTCTTCCCCGCCGCCGTGGCGTACATGAAGCGCCGCTGTGCGTCCGACTTGACCGGCATCGGTCAGCCAGCCCAGCTAATGCCTTCGCCGCCCGGTGAGCCGAAGCGCGTGATGACGAAGTTCCAGAGCCGAGAGGCCCCGTCGATCGCGCCGGCGCTGGCGTTGGTAATGCGGACGCGGATGGTCCCGTCGGCTGGCACGGTCGCGCCCTGGAGGGCGAGTCCGGCCTCCAAGGTGTCGGGCGGTTGTGCGTCCACGAAATCGCCGGCTTTGACGCCGGGCACTGCCACGTCGACGTTAGCCGCAGCCACCGCGCCGATGTTCGGCGGGTCGACCGCGACCCCACGAACGACGAACTCTACGAGAGCCATGTTCGTCTCCTCCAACGAGCAGAACGAGGGCGGGCCCGAGCATCCGGGCCCCGCCCCCTGGGATAGATCAGGACTGCGTGAGTCCGGACGCGAGGGCCGCGTTGCTGCGGTTCTGCGTCACGAGCGCGCAGGGGTAGTCGAGCCCGAACAGCGTGCCCGAGTCGTCCTGCATCTTGAGGCCATCGTCGAACGCCACGCTCGACGGCTCCGGCAAGAGCACCATCTTCCGGATGCTGTTCTTCTTGTCGAACGCGAAGACGTAGCCGTCCGGCACGCGCCGGCTCGTGTGGAACGTCACGCCCTTGGACTTCGGCGCGCCGTCCATCTCGAGGGCGTAGGCATCCGAGAACCGGAGGCCCGCCTGGAGCTGGGCCAGGACGTCGTTCTCGACGCCGTTCGCCCACCACACGTCGGTCATCGACCCGCCACCGTTGTTCTCGATGGCCTGCTTCATCTTGCGGAGTCGGATGCCATTGAACCGCCCGCCGGCGGTGTCCTGGTACGACGTCCACTTCGGCTGCACCGCGCCAGAGACGCCGTGGACCGAGGTGCTGGTCGTGCTGTCGAGCAGCCCGATGAGGGCCAGGTTGCGCTCGGTGCCGCCCGCGAGCGTCGTGTTCTCCACGTTGTCCGCGAAGACCACGAGGTCGCCGATCGCCGCACCGGCGATGGCGCCGGCCGTGGTGATCGTCTGCGCCGTGCGGTCGAGCGCGGTGATCCGGTCCATCCCGCGCAAGGCGGGACCGGCCGGGTTCAGGAACGCCACCCGCGACCCGATCTGGAAGAAGTCCGTGTTCCGGCGGTTCGCGGTGGTGCCGCCCAGCGCCGCGATGCCGAACATGTCCTTCAGGGTGTACGTGGGCGCGCCGCCGACGGCGGAGAGCAGACAGACCGTGCCCGTCGAGAACCCGTAGAACATGTCCCCGACCTTGGCGCGGATCGCCTGCACCGCCTTCTTCGACTGCCACCGGAGCTGGCTCTCGAGCTGGCCCTTCACGCCCTGCTGCTGCTGGATGTACTGGGCCGTCTTCGAGATGGTGAACCGCTTGTTGATGAAAATCCAGGTGATAGTCGCCGTGACCGTCGCCGGGGTGGAAGGATTGGCTTCCTTGCCACCTTCGAGGATGGACGCTGCGCCGTATCCCTGGAGGATGTCGAGCTCGACCGTGATCTCGCGCGCCGACCAGTTCGTCTCGAAGTTCTCGAGCTTCATGGTGTCGTTCCACTCCTCGACACCGAACTGGGCGGCCACGACGATCCCGGCCTGAATCTTCCGCCAGATGCTCGGAAGGTCCACGCCCGACGTGGTCACGCCGTAAGTGAGCTGAGCCATCGTGTCCTCTCGGGTCGCCGACCCGGGTTCAGTTTACCGAACCTCGGGGCCAAAAAAAGAGCGCCCTCGGTTCAGATCAGCCGCCACCAAACCTGACGTAGCCACCCTTGTCGAAGATGTCTTCGTCAGCTTCTTGGGCGGACTTATAGTCCGGAATCTTCACCTTCCCCGCCGGCGGCGCGCCCTTCGCAGGCGCGACTGGGGGCGCCTTCGTTGGCTGCCCGGTCCGGCGGGCGTTGTCTGCTGCGAGCTGCTGGACGCGGTCGGCCGCGTGCTGCACCGTCCCGCCGCCCGACTTCAGGAACCACTCGATCTCGTCCTGCACCACGCCGTAGTCGAGGAGCCACTCGCCCTTCTTGACGCCGGTGCGGGGGTCATCCTCTTTCGCCTGGACCACGACGAGGTCGCGGAAGCGCGGGGTGTTCAGCCGGTCGAAGACCTGCCGCATCGCCGCGTCCGTCAGCTTCGCCGCCTGGCCGTAGTGCACGACCACCTTTTCGAGCGCCGTCTTGATCTGCGGCTCCCGCCGCTCGCGCTCGCGGGTCTGCTCGAAGGTCTCGCGCTGCTTCCGTTCTTCGGCGAGCTCCAAGTCCTTGCCCTTGGCAATCGCCTCGGCCTTCAGAACGCGCCAATTCGCCTGCACGTCCTGCAGCCACTCCTCGAAGGTGCCCTTTTCGACCATCTCCTCGATCGTCGCGAAGATGTGGTCGCGGGCTTGGAGCGCCGAGTCGATCTGGGTCCGGAGCCGGGCGGCTTCTTCGCCACCCTCGCGGAGGCGCTGTCGGATGGTGCCCTCGCGCGCTGACCGCCCGAGGGCGAGCAGGTCGCGGACTTCGGCACGATGTGTGGCGGGGATGAAGTCCCCCTCCTCACCGACAGCCGAACCCGGGATGCTGATCTCCTGCCCGTCTGCACGGTAGGAAATCTCCGGGTACGTCTCCGCCTCGGGCTCGGCCTCGGCATCGTCTGCCGCGGGCTGGCCTTCGGCTTCTGCTGCCGGTTCGTCGGGGACTGGGGCGGGAGCGGACTCCTCGAGAGGAGCGGGCTCTTCGGCCGCAGGCTGTTCCGTGAACCGTCCCTGCGTGTCTCGAGGTTGCGCGGCGGGGGGCTTCGCAGCGGGCGCCGCAGGTTTCGCGGGGGCGCTGGGTCGCTCGGCCGGGGCCTCGGAGAGGGCGCCGTCGATCGCCTGGTCCAGGTTCGCGTCCGCCGCCGCTGTGGCGTCGTTCGCGACCGGTTCGGCTAGCTGATCGACGTTCCCTTCACCATCAAGCATATAAGTCTCCTATCTCCTGGTCAAGTGGTGGCGCCCACGGGGGCGGGGGCTGGCGCAGGCGCGCCGACCTTCCCGCGCACCGACGCGCCGGCTTTCAAGCCCTCGAGCACGAGCGACGCCGACTTGAGCTCATGGTCGCGCGCTGCCTGCTGCTGTTGCTGCTGCGTGGCCGCCGCCTGGGCGGCCTGCTGCTGCTGCGCCGCCGCTTGCTGGGCGCGCTGCTGGTCGGCCACCGTCTGGATGCCTGCGGCCGTGCGCATCCGGAGGTACTCGGCCCGGAGGCCCTGCTGCCACGCCGGATCCCACCGGCTGTAGCGGGTGCCGGCCATCGCGCGCCCAAGCTCGAACGCCCGCAGGAGCGCCGTCTTCGGCTCCTCGTCGGCGTCGATCGGCGCGAAGATCGCGGCGAGGGCAGGGTCGGGCGGTGGCGCGACGGGCTGGCCGGTCGCCGGGTCCAGGGTCGGCCGCGGCGGCTGCCAATTCTTCGGCGGGCCCTGGCCCCAGCGGTCGACCTGGCGCCGCACCCGCTGCCGGTGCGGGTCGTCCTCGAGCCCGAGCTCGCCACCCACGTTGCCGGTGATGATGCTGCGCAGTTCTTCGGCGTCGATGAGCTGGGTCTGCGCGTACTGCATCGCGAGTGACGCCTTGGCCGTCCGTGAGAGGCCGGTGAAGCTGCCGCGCTGGAGCCGCACGTCGCGCGTGTTCCCCAGGTCCGTGCCGAGGAACTCGCGCTGCTTGTAGCCGCCGTCCTCGCCGACCCAGCGAATCTGCTGGGGCACGGTGTAGAACGCGCGGATGAGCTGGAGCATCATCCGCCAACCGCGCACGAGACCGCGCTCGGTGTTCTGGCGCAGGTCGGCGAGGCCGATGAGGACCTGCTGGGTGATCTTCTCCGCGTACACCCCGGACTTGACGTTCGGGGGCGCGAGGCCCTGCGCCGTCTCCTGCAGCCCCGACTCGTCGTTCAGGTCGTCCTTCAGCTCCTTGAAGAGGTTCGGGATAATCGACGGCAGATCGGGGAGCTGCTCGTACACCGGCTCGCCCCCGGGCACGATGGAGAGCACCGTCTGGGTCTCCGACTGGAGCTGCTCGGCCTGTAGGTTCGACGTCGACGGCAGGAAGATTTTCCGCCGTGTGAACCGGTCCAAGTGCTCGAGGATCGCGCCGAACAGGAAGGCGCGCAGCTCGTTGCCCGGGCCCAAGAACTCCATGAGCCCGATGCCGTACGGGTTGTCCTCTTCGTTGAACTGCTTGAACTGAGTGAGCGGGATGTCGAGCGGCTCCTTGTGTTCGCCGTCCCACCAGTCGCTCCGCCACAGGAGGACGTCCTCGCCCGCGGCGACGAGGTAGGCGCCGCGCGGGTAGTCGGGGCATTGCTTCAGGTAGCGCGTGACCGTGAAGACGGGCGTGTTGTCGTCGACGTCGCTCGACTCTTTGTAGCCGCGCGGGAGCAGGTCCTTCACGTTCGCTGGCCGCGCCTTGACCAGGGCGTTGAGCTTCTCGGCCGGGAGCTTCCGCAGCCGGGAGAAGAGCGCCTTCAAGGTCCCGAGCGGCGTCATCGCGCCGATCGACACGCCCTCGGCCTCCCACAGGTCGCGGGCGGTGTCGGGAATGAACCGGACGTGCTTGCCGGTAAGGAGCTCCGCCTTGAGGCGCGGCTGCCAATTCAGGATGACCTTGTCGTCGTCGACGTCGTCGGTCAGCGTGCCGTCCTCGAGCACGTAGCGGAGGATGAAGTCCGGCTCGCCTGCGGCTTGGCCCTTCCACGGCTCGCCGGTGGTCGGGTCGAAGAGCGCCTCGTCTTTGGACTGGGCGCGCGGGCTGGCCCAGATTTGCAGCGGCCGGTACCCGCCGGCGTTCGGGTCCACGGAGAAGTGCAGGAACCCGGAGCCGTAGTCCGAGCCCAGGTCGAACGCGTCGGCCGCGAGAATCTCGAACGACAGCCGCCCCTCGCTCGTCTCCTCCTGCAGCACGCGCGTGGCGAACTCCGCGGAGTCGCGGTCCTGGTCCTCGTCGGTCGACGGCGTCGCCTCGGGCAACGGCGGGTCGGTGAACATCTGCGAGCGCATCCGGCGCCGCAGGCGCGCCGCCTGGTTCATGGCCGCCATGTTCGGGCTCGAGCCGAGCGGGATGTGGGCCTTCTGCTCGTCCTGAATCTTGATGAGCCGGAGGCCCGTGTAGCCCTTGGACCGCAGCTTGTTGATGCGCCACTGCTCCTTGAGCGGCTTCACGCGCCCCTCGCTCTTGTCGAACTCCTCGACGAGGCGCTTGGCGACGTCCTCGGGCTTGTCGGTCAGGAGGTTCGGCTTCGACAGCGCCTCCTCGACGTCGGCCGCGGGCGAGGTGGCGCCGGTGTCGTTGCGCATGTCCATCGCGTCAGTGGGGCTGGGCATCGGCTGCCTCCATCTTGGGGACGTTCCGACCCCGCACGCGGACGTCGAGCACCTTCGGGCCGATGATGGTCTTCTCGAAGAGGATGTCGATCACGCCCGGCGAGAACAGGAATCGCACCCGCTCCCACCAGGGCATCGTGACGGTGACGTGAATCTTCTTGGCGCTCATTCCTCCACCTGCTCGCCGGCCAGGACCATGCTCGCCACCTCGAGGGGCTCGATGCCGGACCCGAGGAGGTCGCGCACCCGCGTCTCGATCTGGCGCCGTTCCCGGCTGTCCGGCTCCGACACCCGTGCGATCGCCTCGGCCACCTTCACGGGGATGGGCGTCAGCGGCGTCTTCGGCATCGGGAGCGGCGCCGGCTGCGTGTCGAAGCCCTCGCGCTTGAACGCCAAGGTATCGCGCACGAGCCGCTCATACCGCTCGCGCTCGGCGGCGAGATCGGTGGCGTGCCGCGCGCGTTCGTGCTCCGCACCCGCAACGGCTATGTCCAGCGCGGACTCGGCGCTTCGGACGCGTTCGTAGGCGTCCTCGACCTGCTCGCGACTGACCCACGGCCACCTCCACGTCACAGGACCACCGCCAGGAGCGCCCCAGCCATCGTCGCCACGATGTCGCGCCACGAGAACTGGTCGGTGAACGGCGGCCACGGCGCGGCCAGCATGTCGACCGCGGTCATCGCGTGCATCCGGCGCTCCCACTCCAGGTACCGCAGGAGCTCGGCCACCTCCCACGCCACCGCGGCGACGAGCACCAGGAGCAGCGTCAGCCACCGGCTGAGGCCCGCGCGCCGCCACGCGGTCGCGAGGACGAACCCGCACACCGCGTGCTGGACCTTGTCCCGCCCGGCGTACCAGGTCGCCTGATCGACGAGCTGGCCGCCGGTGCGGAACGAGTCGGACGCGAAGTACCGGCTCACTTCGCGGGCTTGCCGCCCTTCGCCTTGGCTTTCCGCGCCGCCGGCTTCCGGGGCTTCTTCACACCCTTGGGCGCGCCGCCACGTTCTTCACGGCGGCCGCGAACTGCGCGGCGGTCAGCGTCAGCTCGACGTCGGGCTTCGAGCGCACGTCGTCGGCGGGATGCCGGCAGAGCGTGATGGCGTCAGCGCCCTCGGCCTTGTGGATGTAGACCCCGCCGCCAAGGCTCGCCCCGAAATGCGTGGCATCGCCCGCGCCGGTATCTTGGATCTTGCAGCTCATGGAGCCTCCTGGTTCAGTGTGGTCACGCGTGGTACCGCCCGCCTGCCTGGCCCGTCGTCATCGTGGCGGCGTCTCCGGGCCGTTACTCGTGATGCGTTGCACGAGACTCCGGCCGACGGCCCGACGGGAAGGAAGGTGCGAATACTGCACCGTCGGCCACCACCTCCACGCCGCGCGCTCGGAGCACTGCGAGCGATACGGTATCCTCACTCGCTGATCGTGACGTCCACGACGGCGCCGACCGGCAGCTTCACTGCCTGCTCCGCCGTACGGTTCACCTGCAGGCTCCCGCTCGTGCCGTCAACGCCCGAGAGCTGGACGCTGATCGTCTTCTCGTCGCTGAAGCCGTGATTCGTGACGCGGAACTTGAGCTTCATGTCCTCGCCTCCTGTTAAGGGCCGCCACCGTCTTACGCTCACTCGCTTGCCTCGACCATCCGACCGCGCGGGAGGAACCCCTTCTGGCCGAGCTCCTCAGCATCGCGTTCGTAGGCGCGCTTCTTCCGCGTCCGGTGCTCGAAGTCCATGCCCGGGTGCGTGTTCTCGTCCTGGCGCTCCTGCCACGCGTGCGCCTTGGGCGGCCGGCTCATCAGGAAGTAGCTCGCCCCGTCGTACGCATGGTCCTCCGCCGTGGTGTCGACGTCCTCGATGTTGATCGCGTCGTAGGGCAGGGTCGGGAGCGTGCGGATCAGATTCGCGCAGCGCGGGTGGAACTTGAGCGCCGGCTGCCAGAGGGGGGGCACCTTCCCGTGCTCGTCGATGCGGTACGCGAGGTAGTGGTGCGTGAGCTGCACGCGGTGCGCTCGGCTGCCCGGACCCTTGGCGGTCTTGATGAGCCGCGGCCCGCGGCTGCGCCCGCCATACGCCGCATCGAACCCTTTCTGGAACTCCTCAAAGATCGTTGGGCCGAGGCCGGCGCCGGTCTTCTGGTCCATCGCCTCGTCGCACGCGACGTACTCGAGCGCGACCTTCGCCTGCAGCGCCTTCATGCCGCACTGGCGCCCCGCCTCGAACGCGTGCAGGCCCTTGAAGTACAGCTCGTCCCAGCAGACGATGTCTCCGTCGGGACCGCACGCGAAGAGGCCGAACCAGCCAGGCGCCCGGAAGCCGAAGTCGAGGCCCGCCGCCCAGCGCCAGTGATTCGGCACCTCGAACCGCGGGGGAACGACGTGCAGGTCCTCGCGGAACTCGGAGAACACGATCCCCTTGCGCGCCTTCAGGAGCTTGGCGTACACCTCTTCCTGTAGCGCCAGCGAGTCCGCCGGGTACTCGCTGATGAGCTCGGCGATCTCCTTCGGGTGCATCTTCGGGTTGTCGTGCGCGGTACCGTAGAACTGCTCCCACTCAGGGCCCCGCTTCCCAGCCTCGATCTCCTCGCACAACCGGTTGAAGTAGCTCGGCGTGACCTTCGCTGCCTTGCCGTCCCCCAGGTCCGTGACGTTGCCGTCGTGGCCGGCGTTCGTCGTGGACGCGAGGATCGCCCAGCCGCGGTTATCCATCAGCGCCGGCCGGAGGATTTGGCGCCAGGCGTAGGCCAGGTCCAGGTGCGCCGCCTCGTTCACCACCACGCCGGCGAGGAACTTCCCGACACCGCGCACGGTGTCGATCGTCTCGGCGGAGCGGATCCAGAGCTGGCCGAGCCCGTGGAACTTCACGGTGCGCTCGCTCGCGTTGACGTCGACGTTGTCCTTGTGCCGGAACCGGGGCTCGATCTCCGCCGCCCAGATGAGGCCCGCCTGCGGGTAGTCGGGCGCGATCCACACGACGTCGAGGCCGTCGAGGATGCCGCGGAAGCAGGGTTCGTCGGGGCGGTGCGGGGCGCGGACGCAGCGGTCGGGACCCGGGCAGGTCTCCGGCCCGTGACCCATGATGCTCATCACGAGCGTCCCCGTGTCCTTGCCGGTGCGGCGGCCGCAGCGCAGCACCTTCCAGCGAGCCGAACTCGCCGCCCACGCCACTTGGTGCGGCAGGTAGTTGGGCAGCGCGATGGTGTCGCGCGGGACCGACGCTACGGCTGGCGTGGCATGTCGCTCTGCTCGGGCGCGCCGGGCGCCGACGGGGAAGCTGGGCCGAGGTAGACGAGCTTGAGGTTCTGCTCAAGGGGTTCCGGGTGCGTGGCCAGGCGCAGCTCGTACTTCTCGAGCTGGCCGCCGGTGATGTCGACGACCCACTGGTCGCCGATGCGCAGGTTGTACGGCACCGCGAGGCCGCCCTCGATCCCGTCGAGTGTGCCGCCGTACACCGGCACTACCTGGGTTGCGTAGCCGGCCGCGGCGTTGACGCGCAGCGTCGTGTCGGCGCGTTGCGCGATCGCGCCGTGCTGGAGGCAGAGCGCCATCTTCACTTTGCGAAGCGGGTGCTCGCCCTCGAGCGCCGCGGCCTTCGTGCACCGGCGGCCGCGCGCGGTCACGGCCTGACAGCGCCACTCCTCGCCGTGCGGGCTGGTGATGACGAGGATGGGATTCACGTGCAGACGCAGTGGCCCTGGCATCCGAGCCGCACGAAGTCAGTGACCGGCCCGGTGCTCGAGAGGCACCTATAGGTACCTATAGGTACCGATGGGTCAGTGGGCGTCTCGCACCCGAGCAGGACGACGACGAGCACCATGCAGTACCAGCGCACGGCGATCTTGAGCGCGCGCATGTAGTCGGTCGGATTGCGCCGCGCCTCGAGGCGCGCGAGGTATCGCTCGACGATGCGGATGCCACGGTCGGGGCGGCGGGTGCGCAACTTCACGCCGTCGTCCGCTCGACCGGCGTGCGGGTGTTCACCCGTTTGACCGAACGAATCGCCTTGCGGCAGTCGCGCTCGTCGACGTAGCCCTCCCCCGACGTGGCGATGATCTGGCCGTTCTTCGCCTTCAGCCGCCACCGAATCTCGCCGGGGTGCGCAGCGTCCTCGTAAATCTCGAACTTCATCGGGTGGCCCTCCGTTCAGGGGTGGACTGTCACCTGGGTCGTCAGCCGGCCGAGCACCTCGCGCTCTTTGATGATGAGCACGGTCTCGCCGTTCAGCTCGACCTCGGCGCCAGTGTAGCGCGCGTAGAGAACACGGTCGCCGGGCTTCAGGACCGCCGCGTCATCACCGACGGACAGCACGACGCCTTGACTCGGCTTCTCCTGCGCGGCGTCGGGGATCAGCACGCCCGCGTCCGTCTCGGTCTTCGCTGCCTGCGGCACGATCACCACGCGGTCGAATAGCGGCGTGAGAACCTCCGAGCCGATAGCGGCCGTCATACGGCGGACTCCACCGCACAGGGAGCCTCGATCGCACGCTCCGTCACCGTACCGACCGCGATCAGCCGCTCGATCAGCGCGACGCGCGACTGGAACGCCTCCTCGGACCTCGCCTCGAAGTGCTTCTTCAGGGCGTCGAGGGCGCCGAGGGCGTCGAGGGCGGCGCGGGCGTCGAGGGCGCCGAGGGCGTCGAGGGCGGCGCGGGCGTCGAGGGCGTCGAGGGCGTCGAGGGCGGCGAGGGCGGCGAGGGCGTCGAGGGCGTCGAGGGCGTCGCGGGCGTCGCGGGCGCCGAGGGCGTCGCGGGCGTCGCGGGCGCCGAGGGCGGCGAGGGCGGCGCGGGCGTCGCGGGCGTCGCGGGCGGCGCGGGCGTCGCGGGCGCCGAGGGCGGCGAGGGCGTCGCGGGCGTCGCGGGCGTCGCGGGCGGCGCGGGCGTCGCGGGCGCCGAGGGCGGCGAGGGCGTCGCGGGCGGCGCGGGCGCCGAGGGCGGCGAGGGCGTCGCGGGCGGCGCGACGCGCCGCCTTGACCACCGGCGCCGCAGCCTTCGCCGTCTCCACGCCCGTGATCGGCGCCAGTGCGCGCACGGCGATCGCGTGGTCACGCAACCCACCGCGCTCGAGCCACAGCGCGAACCGCTCACGCACGGACCAGTCCACGACCAGCCACGCGCGCGTCAACTCGTCCGCGCGGCCCGTGGCCGTGTGCAGCACGCGCGGAATCAGCGGCTTCAGTCCCTGGCGCACCGCGTTCGACACACCGTCGTTCCAGCGCCGCATGAACGCAGCGATCACCGGCGAGACGCACTCGGGTGAATCGCTGTGCTGCTCTCCCGCGAGGTAGGCCGCCGCCTCCATCGCGCACATCCCTTTGCCGCGGTCGTGGGCACCGCTCAGCAGCTGCAGGGGTCCGAGAAACGTGGGCTGTCGCATAGGTGCCTCCTCCGGGTTACTCTGGTCTCAGAATCACGATGAACGGTTTGTCGCCGGTCTGCTCGACCTCGATGCGGGCGCCGATCTTCCGCGCCACCTTCCCCAGCACCTCGACGGCCTTGCTGCGCTCGTTGGCGGACGCGGACACGGTGTAGCCGGTCTCGTTGCCCTCCTCGTCCTGCTGGATCTCCGTCGGCTTCCCGAGCGCGGTCTTGATGAGCAGCGGGAGTGCCTGCTCGAGCCCCTTGGCCGCGAGCTCGACGATCTTGTCCTTCGGCCGACCAGCGTTCGGGGCGCCCTTCTTCGGACCACGACCCGGACCCTGAGCGCCACCACGTTGAAACGGTCGCCCGGGCGGCTTTGGTGGTGTCGCGCGTGACTTCTCGCGTGACTTCTGCGCTGGCTTAGTCGAGGTCGCCACGGTTCAGTTAACCTACCATTGTTCAGCGAACCGAGCAAGCGGGCGGACGTGAAAAAGCCCCACAGAGAGCGGGGGGCCGAGGGTATCCGTGTTAGAGGCTCGGTCGCAGTCGACCGTGCTGCTGGGTGTTCCAGACCGCCATCCCGAAGCCGAGGACCGCTACGCCCACGAAGACGCGCTTTCGCCACTTCCGGGGCAGGGCGTCGGCGATCGCCACGGTGGCGCCGGTCGCGAGAACGCAACCGATGGTCAGGCTGGTCGTACCCGGTCGCTCACCGAGGAACGGGTTCAGCTCACGAGCACCGCGGCGCAGGGCCTGGTTGGTCGTGATGCAGTCGGCGGCGATGGCGCTTGTCGCGAGCCCGGCCAGTTGCCAGTCACCGCGGGTCCAGCTCGGGGACTTCGCCTGCGCCGGCAAGGGGGGAGACGCAAGCAGGGCGATCAGCGCGACGAGGGCAAGGACGCCAGGCAGTCGAGTCATCGAACACCTCCGGGGTTGAGTGAACAACGGCATGGGCGCGCGGTTCGGTCAACCCTCACCGGTTCGGTTGCCCGTCGAATCGTACCCGCCCACCGGCTACCGCGCCACCACGTCTGGGCCCGTGCAGATGTACGTCCAGGCGACGAGGTCGCCGGCAGGCGTGAGCACCGGCCGTGCCGTCCACGCCTCCGGGTGTTGCTCGGGCGGCAGCGGGCAGGGGTCGGTCGGCACGGCGCACGACACGACGCTCGCCGCGAGGAGCGCCACGAGGAGGACCCGACGCAGGAGGCTCACCACTTCCGACGCTCTTGGAGCGCGCGCCACGCGACCGTGATGGCCTGGCGCACCCGTATGCGCGGGTTCTCGTCGAGCACCTGCTTGAGCATCCGGCCGAGCGGGCTGTTGTACGGCGGGATGTCGCGCGGCTCGGCGGTACTCCAGCTCGGCACGCCGGAGGGGTCGTCGATCTCCTCCACGAGCCTGTCGATCTCGCGTCCTACGGCGTCGTACATGGCCGGCAGGTCCTCGGCGGTCAGCGGCCTCGCGCTCTTGCGCTCGGCCGCCTGAAGCTTCTGCTCGAGCCAGAACCCGATCACGATCCCGTTCACCAGCGCACCCGCGATGAGTATCCAGAAGTCCTGTACGTCCTGGGCGCTCACGTGCCACTCCGGGCGGACGACTCGGCGCGCCCCAGCTCGAGCGCGCACGCGTTGCACAGTTGCTCTTTGTACGGACCGGCTTCCGCGGGGCGCCCGCAGCGCGCGCACGAGGGCGGCGCCTGGGGCTCGGGTCTAGCCGCCTCGACCAGCACGGCGCTCTGGTAGTTGTCCTCGACCAGGCGCCACGACTCCGCGCCCAGGTAGGAGCGGAAGGTCTTTAGCTCGAGGGCCCACTTCGCGCGGGCCTGCTCGTCCACCGGCGGCGCACCAAGCGGCGGGTGCGTGCGGCGCCCAATGCGCAGCTCCTTCCGCATCGTCTCCGGGTTGACGCGCATCGCGACGAAGGCGCCGTGCGGCAGCACGTACCAGACCCAGCGCCCGCGCGCCGCGAACGCCTCCTGGCGCAGCGTCGACTTCAGCTCGCCGAGGGACTTCGTCCACCGGCGCTCGGGCGCCGCGGCGGCGAAGTGCGGGTGTGTCGCGCCCCGCTCGGTCACGTGCCGCGGCCCGCCACCGACGCACCACAGTCGACGCAGTAGTCGAGGTTGTGGGCGATCACGGCCAGGTTCTCCGCGATCGTGACGAGCAGCCGGTGCTCGGTATTCTCGTCGTCGGGCCACGCCACCTGCGCGCGCCGATCGAGCTGGGGCGCTGGCTTCAACCCCAGGCAGTCGACGCACCGGCCGGCTTGCTTCTCGATGGCCGCACCCAGGTCGGAGAGGTCCTTGATCCACCCACCTCGCTGGAGGTTCTCGCACTGTGGGCACGCGACAGCGGCGTAGAGGCCGCCGGTGATGGGAAGCGGGCTATCCGGGGCGAGGCACAGCACGAGCCCGTCGTCCAGGTAGATGCCGACGGTCGGGTTATCGGTGTCCGTTGCGCCCCACAGGCGCGCGTGGTCCTCGCTGGGCAGCACCTCGGGCGCTTGGGTGACGTCGACACCGAGCCGACGAACGGCGTCGACGAGGCCGGGCCCGTACTGCGCCAGAAACGTTTGCTCCTCGAGCGTGCGGCGCGCCGAGGCGGCCTCGCGCTGGGCGTTGTAGGCATCAAGCGCGCGCGCGCGGATCGTTCCGACTTCGACTTCGTTGGCGGCGGTGGTCATACGACCCTCCTGGCAATGGTTGGGTAACGTGGTCATCAGTCGAGTTCCGTCTGTTCGTTCACCCACGCATCGACGGCGTCCAGGTCGACGGCGTTGCGGTCGCGGCTGCTGCGCGCGAGCTCCGGGACATCGCGCGTGTCCCACCTGCGGCCGTCCGCGGTCCGCACTAACTCGCCGGCGTCGGCGTCGATCCACCACGAGGAATGGGGCACCGGCGGACGCGCCGGTGCAGGGACCGGCGCGCGCCGGGCCATCGGCAGCCCGGGACCTGCGGCGGTGGTCTTCACGGCGTCGCCACTTCGCCCGTGCCTTCGCACTCGGCGCAGTCCCCTCCCGTCGTGAGGCGCCCCTCGCCGCCACACCACCCGCATTTCACGCTCGCCGGGAATGGATCGGGCTCGGGGTCAGGCTCACAGCGAAACTCGACGTCGTTTGCCTCGATGTCGGCTGGCGTCAGGGCGCCGCCGGTAGAGATTGCCCGGCGCTGCAATTCCGTCTCACGCAGCGAGGCGGTAAGGGCCGCCATAAGGTCGATCACTCTGGCGGTGGTCATACGATTTCCAGCGCGAACACCTGCGCCGGGTTCAGCGTCGACGAGCCCATGCACCACCACGCGGCGAGCGCGCGGGTGCGTGCGGCGTAGGTCTGATCGTCGAGGTTGATGATGGCGGCCATACTCTCACCCTCCCATGGTACGGTTTCCCTGTGTGCCTTCGGTTTCCCGAATGTAGGGAGGGGGCCGGGGGCTGTCAAGTAGGCCGGTCGCCGACCGCTTACCCGAACAGGTGCAGCAGTCCCTCGAGCAGCATCCCGAGGGCGACGCACACGAGCGCCGACAGGAAGCCGCGCCGCCAGCCGGCGTGCTCGCCCTGCTGGGCGGCCGCGGCGAGCATCGCGTCGATGGTGCCCTGGGTGAGCTGGTGCACCGTGTTGGGGCTGCTCATGGGTCCGCCTGGACAGGGGAGAGGGGAGCGAAGGCTGTGAGGTCGGTGGTGAATCCGCCCTTCAGGATGCCGCGGCGCTCGAGCTCGGCCCGCGCCTCGTCCACGCCACCCAGCACGTAGGTCACGCCGGCGAACACGACGTTCGCCTGGAACGCGCGCTGGCCGTCCGACTGCTTGCCGCCCGGGCGCTTGGCCTCGTGCCACCACGCACCGCGGGGATGCACGACATACAGGTCTGGGAGTCCAATCGCCTGGCGCGACGGCCGGAACTGCTGCGTCGAGTAGACGGTGCACCCGGTGCTCGTGTAGAGCCGCCAGATCCGGGCGATGACCTGCTTCTCGGTCGGGACCTTCACGCCACCACCGCGAGCTGCTTGGCGACCGGGCCCCACTTCCGGCCCCGCTTCTCCTGGTGCCAGAGGTCCTGACAGTTCTGCTCGTGCGTGCCCGGCTTCAGGTGCGCGGGGTTGCAGCACGACCGGAGGCGCGGCCGCACGGGGCAGGTGTGCATGATCTCGAGCCCCTCGGGGATCGGCCCGTTCGTGAGCGACCAGGCGAGCCGGTGCGCGTAGACGAGGCCGACGCCGTTCCTGTCGACGCGGAAGACGCCGTACTTGTCGGCGTTCAGCGCGCCGACGTAAGGCCAGCACTCGTCGGGCCCGCCCATCAGCACCTTCGCCCAGAACCGCTCGGCGACGGTCATGGAGCTTCCCAGAGCGAGGGCTGGCGGCGCGCGTGCGCGATGCGGGCTCGCGCGATCTCGACGGACGCCGCCTCTCGCTCGATGCCCAAGAACCGTAGCCCCTCGCAGACCGCCGCAATACCGGTGCTGCCCGAGCCGGTGAACGGATCTAGCACGAGACCGCCCGGCGGCGTCACTAAGCGGCAGAGCCAGCGCATCAGCGCCACCGGCTTGACGGTCGGATGGTGGTTGCGACCGAGGCGGCCGTGGAGGCGCTCCTGGATGGTTCGGTCGTCCTCGTCGTCGGATTGTGGCCGCGACGTGACGTGCTGGACGGGTAGGTGCTCGAGGCCCTCGTCACGTTCAGCGCGGCTCGCCTTGGCGCAGTAGTAGAACCGCGAGGCGCCCCCGACGTCCACGCCGCGCGCGGGCGTGCACTCGCGCTGACCGTCGAATGTGCCGTAGGTGTTGGCGAGCTTATTGGAACCGCGCCGAGTGGGATTCGCGCCGCTCGTGAGCTTGCCGCTCTGCGCGTCGAGGAGCGCCGCAGCGTCCTCGTCGAGTACGACGTTGGCCGGCCAGCGGTCCGTCGGGTGCTCGGCGCTGCGGTACTCAGCGCCGTCGGGCGAGCGATTGAACTTCTTCTCCTCGGCGCAGGTCGCGTTCGAGCTCCCCCGGACACCGTTGCCTTTCGGGCCCGCGATACGGCACTCGTCGATCGCCAGCGCCCCCACGCCATAGCGAGCCATGTTCTCGGCCACTGTGCCGACCAGCGGCGCGCGCGCGAGAACGATCGGTTCCCACCCCGGCTTTAGCGCCGTGCCCTTCCCGTCGTGCTCTCCCTTGAGGTTGTGCGACTTCGGGAAGCCCGACCCGTAGAGCCACGAGAGCGTGTCACGGATCTGCCAGCCGGCGTCCTCGATCGCGCAAAACAGCCGGTAGAAGGTGCGCGTGCCACCGAAGGCGACGAGGTGGGCGCCCGGCTTCGCCACCCGCAGGGCCGCCGCCCACACCTCTGGCCCCGGAAGCGCGGCGTCCCAGGCTTTCCCCATGAAGCCACCGGCGCCATTGCCGGTGCCGATACGCGCCCGGCCACCCGGGGACTTGGTGTTCACGGACGCGAGGCCACTACCGCCCTTCTTGTTCGCGGTCAAGGCGTATGGCGGGTCTGTCACGATGGCGTCGACGCTGTTGGCATCGAGGGCGCGCATGACCTCAAGACACTCACCCTGCACCAGCTCGCTCACTCGCCGACCGCCTTCTTGGCCGCGTCCTTGAACGCCTGCCGTCGGGTCGCGGGCTGCCGATCGAGCCACCCTTTCACGAGCGTACACTCCTCCGGCGCGAGGATCTCCCCGCGCTGGAGCTTCGCGACCGCCAGGTACTCGGCGCGGACGACGGCGGGATCTCGCGGCCCAAGTGAGGTCGCTTTCGTTGCCCGGATTCGAGCCAGACCTTCAGCTTCGATTTCGGCTCGCGGCCGCTCTTCTGCCTTTCGCCTTGCTTCTAGGTGAGACTCACTATCTCGTTTGCCTTCAACGTCTAAGGCAGATGAGAGTTTGGAATCAGCCTGAGAGTCAAAGGCAGTAGAGAGCGCGTCCGAAACCCGCACTGGTGCGGCTTTCAGGGCCACTGATTGCGGGTTCCGCCCCGCACTGGTGCGGGTTTCGTCCTCGCTGGCTGCGGGTCTCGGCGGCCACTTCCCGGCTTCGATCCCCAGCCCACCGACATGTCGGTCGATGAACGTGCGGTGCCTCTCCACCTCCACCGGCGACGGCCGCTGCGATCGCAGTCGGCAGTGGTCGGGGATGGTGGACCGCCAGCCGTGCGCCCGCACTCCCGGCTCCTTCAGACGCTTGACGCAGCCCGCGTCCTCGAGCCGCAGTCGGTAGGTCTCCACGCTGCGGGCGCTCATGCCGAGGCGCGCCCCGAGCTGCTCGTGGGTGAGCCAGCACCCGAGGCCCTTGGTGTCGAGGAGGTACTGCTCCACCCAAACACGCTTGGCGCCGTCGGGCACGACGAGCGACGCGTTGAACGCGCGCACGTCGCCGGGGCCGAGCGGTTCAGGCCAATCACCCACGGGCCACCACGTACTCAGCCAGGTCCTCGCCGAACTCCTCCATGAGATCGAGGCGCTCGCGGGGGGTGAATGGGCCCAACCCAAACGCGTCGGCGACGACGAGATCGCCGTAGTATTCGGCGAGGTCGGTGTCCGCCTCGCTGGCACGGGAGCGAGGCCGCAGCTCTCCTAGCCGGAGGCTGGCGGCTCCCTTGCCCGCATTGCAATCGGCGCAGCTCGTCGTGAGGTTCTGCTCGTCCGTGGAGCCGCCGTCAGCGACGGACTGAACGTGGTCGAGCACCAGCTCCACGAAGGGAGGATGCGCACCGCAATACCGGCAGGTAAAGCGGTCCCGGCGAAGAACGCGGAACCGCAGCGCCAGCGAGATCGGCGCGCGCTCGGTCACCCGTCGACCGCCTCGTACGCCACGTCGAAGCTCACGGGGTCGGTGACGCTGAGACGTCCCTGCGGGTCACGGATGACCCAGTAGGCCGGCCGAACGATGGCGCGGCCACCGTCGGCCGTGCCGAGGACGAGCTTCCCCTGCTGCTTGCCGCGTCCCCACCACAGCCCACCGACCGCCAGGGGCGGACCGAACGCAGCCTCGACCCAGGCCGGACGGTCGCTCGCACCGGCGCCGCGGCGCACGCGCGCCTTGGCGAGCCGTAGTTTCGTGAACTGGAACGCGTCGACGACGACGTCGGGCCGCGTGCGGATGCGATGCTTCGCGGCGCCGAGCACGGCCGCATTATCAGTGCCGCCAATCGTCCGCCGCTTCACCGAGGCTCCGGGGTCCCGCGTGGGGCCACGAAGTCAGGGCAATCGCACGCCGGTTGCTTGGGTGGACGCCCTGAGACTTCGCAGTCGTAGCCGATGCACCGGAACGGCGCGGCCGGATCAGTCGGCGGAATGTTCAGCGCGTCGTCGAGCCGATGCCACGAGTCAGGATGCCCACAGCGTTCGCAGATTCTCACTTGCCCTCCTGGGGGGTCCCGCGTGGGGCGGTCATACGCCGCACATCCCTTCACACTCGTTGATGAACATATCCACTTGATCTCTCTGGGGATCGAAGTCCACGGCGGCGAGCGGCTGGCACGACCGATGCACGAAGGCGGGCTGTTCGATGCCACCCATCGTCATGTTCCGCACCTGCTCGTCGAACGCCACGGCCTTGGCAAACTCGGCGGCGTGGTTCTGCTTCAAGTCCTTCCAGAACGAGTCCGAGTGGTACGGGCAGAACACACACGACGACTTCCGGGGCGCGGGCAGGCCCTCGGCGGCGATGATACGCTCACAGTCGCGGCGCGTCAGCCCGGCATCGACGAGCGGGTAGCGATTCGTGATCCAACCCGTGCGCGACGGCTTCATTCGCAACGCTTCATCTACCGAAATGCCCATGAGCGCGGTGACCTGGTGGCGCACCTTAAAGCGCGGCTGATAGCCGAGGAACTGGCGCACGAACTTCTCAATCGGCTCGATCTTGTATTCCCGGGTACATTGCCGCCGCAACATTCCTTCGCGATCCCCAGCCGGTGAGGCGGTATAGAGCGGGATGCTCGCAAAACGTCCCCCGACTTGTTGGCGGAGGATGAGGTCGTGAGATAGGACGCCCTTCTGTACTCGGTGAATTGGGATCGGGCTCCACGCTTCCAAGCGCGCCAAGTGCTCGTACACCCAGCCCGGCTCGTCGCCTGTATCGGCAAACACCGCGATGTCGGCCCGGGGGCAGTCGTGAAGGCCCCGGGCGCTCATCACGAGAAGCGCCGTGCTCTGGACACCAGCCCCGAGCGAGAGGTAGGTGAAACAGTCGCTCACTTCGGGTCCTCCAGGGTCCCGCGTGGGGCGGACCCCGATTCCAGTCGTTTCTGCGATCGGATTAGTTCACGCAGTAATTCATGGGCAGCCTGGACGGCCTCATGCAATCGCTCTCCGGTTGCTCGGCGTTCGCGCAGTAACGCACAGGCTATTTTCGCTTGCGTGGTCCACTGGTGGAGTTGGCGCGGTGTCATTCGCGCAGTCAAGGCGCGAAGGAGTTCCCCCATCGCGTCGGCCAGCTCAGGGTGTTTGATCGTCTTGGTCACAACCCCCCATGCAGCTCGTTCAAGTCGTGTCTTTGGAATGGCGCGGCTCACAAACTCGCCCGATGAGCCGGACAGTTATCGGCGCGTATCCATAAAGGGCAGATGCAGCCCGGGTGCCGAACCTGCCGTGCGCGCAATATGAACGCCGCGATGTGGCGCCCCGTCCCTTTGCCGGTGGATCCGTCCTCTGTCGCGAGCCAGCGCACGTACCTGACGGCGGCCCGATAGTCAGTGGCGACCTGCTTGGGGCGGCTCGCCTCCAGCAGCGCCAGACAGTCCTCGCGGGAAAGACCCCACGAGGTCCACACCGTGGCGTGTTGAACGCCGCGTCCCCACCACAGCCCGCCGACCGCCAGCGGCGGACCGAACGCAGCCTCGATCCAGTCGGGCCGGTCACTCACTACGCCGCGGCGCACCCGCGCCTTGGCGAGCCGCAGTTTTGTGAACTGGAACGCGTCGACGACGACGTCGGGCCGCGTGCGGATGCGGTAGCGCGGCATCAGAACGCGGCCTGAATCCGGTTGAGCGCGTCGTGCACCATCTCGAGCGCGTCGATCGTGTCCACCAGGAGCGCCTCGACACGTTGAGCGAAGCTGGAAGGCTCAGGCCGAGGCGGGGCGTTCCGGCCCGCGACCTCCGGTCGATCCCCGAGGAGGGCTCGCTCCACCTCGCGCGCGAGGGTTGACGCTTTGAAGGCCACCTCGCGCAGCGCCTCGGCCCGCTGTACGAGCTCGGCGAGCGAGCCCGGGGGCCCAACGCGGTCGGGTGGAACCAGTGGGACAACGTGGCCACTGGGGAAGCGCGCGGTTTTGGCTTCGTCGCCGTACATGGAGACCTCGGTGTTGGGGAGCCGGTTGGGGGGCTCCGTTGACTACGGATCGGCGACCCGAACCGGGACGCCGGTGATGGTTCGACAAACCGAACTTACAGAGGTAAAAAAGGTTGCGCCATCCTTCGGCGCCTCTTTGGGGTGCTCAATGGGGTTCAGGGGGTCGCGGGTTCAAATCCCGCCGTCCCGACTAGGCTTTCTCCGCTTCCCACCTCGACGTGTTGGGGAACGGGTTGGAGGGCTGTTCACGAGGACCGCGCAGTTGTCGATGTCGCGCGAGCCGTCCGCGTGCCCCACCACTACGAAGCCCCGTGCGTGGAGCAGCTTCACGATCTCGCCTGCGACGTTCGACGCTGACCGACGGCTCGGTACCAGCATCGCCATATCGGTCTCCTCGAAGTGCCCGTCGCTCGGGTTCCGCTGCCG